CAAAACATGCTGAACTTTGTTCACCCCAGCCATGCCAAACGATACCGAATCATCATCTTTAACGGGGTTTGATCGTGTAAAGTTTGTATATTTTCCCGTTCGACTTGCCTCTACTGTGTCCGTTTTGTTGTTTGTGTTTGCAAACACAAGCCGCTGTTGAATGTAAGCAGCTGTGGACGGGTAATTGTTGGCTCCCGAAAATGGATTTCTTGCCTCTGGCGGTGTGTCCGTTGTGTCTGGGTCAACACCAACGTCTTTGAAAGACGTAGTCGCCGATATGCCCAAAAAGCCGTACACGCCGTTGACGGCTTGGTACACATTATATTCCGTGGCTCCAGCTACGGCCGTCCATGACACGGTGTGTGGGCTTGCTGGCGTGCCTACCCCAGCACTTGTTATGCTTGCAATCGCGGACGGTAGCGACTCTTCGCGTAATTCGCTAGAAATTGCTGTCACCTTGTACTCATAGGTGGATGAACCGTTGACACCTTTTGTCGCGCTTACATTGGTGGGGGATTGCGTAACAGGGGCGAATGTGTAGTTTGTAAGTGTCCAGTTTGTTACCCCAAACCGTGACAGTTTTTTTGGTTCATGCGATGGGTGAACAAGGGTTAGCACGTCCGCTGACTGTACATATTTTATGTCAAACAATTCAGCCTCTTGGTACGGGGTTGCCACTTCGTAAATGTTTGATCCGTCTAAAACATACCCGCCGTTTTTTATGAACCGAATATACAAATGCCCAAATTCTATTATGCAAGTGTCTTCAATGTTGTATTGAAACGGTATCAAACGGGTTGTTTTAGAATGATCTTTTACTGATCCCACGTAAGTTGTTCCTGCCCGTGAGGACACACCCCCATGCCTCATTACAAAAAAATTCCGGCAGGTCTTCAAACCAGTCGTGTACTTGACTGTGTCTACACGTCCGTACAACGCACTGGATACTTCGCCGGATGAAAAACTACGCTGTGTTAATGTTGTCATTGTCGCGATGTCACCATGCCAGAATCGACATTGTTAGGAACCTGTAATTCGTTTTTAGCTGATGCTTTCGCTTTTGCTATGTACATTTCGTACTGAGCCTCCGCCCTGTCGCCAAGACTTTTGAGTAAATCACCATCGCAAACGGAAACAGCTATTGCGCTGGCTAATTTTGCCGAAAAAGCGGCTTGGAACAAGGCCGGATATAGGCCAGTATCAGTAATGACTTTCACGTAGACTATCCCTGCGTTTTCTTCGTTCGTGTAAATCACACGGCCTTGCTTCGAGTAAGCCACCGAATAGCGCGCAATGGCTCCAGAACTATTTGATATTTTAATGAGCCTTGCAGCGTCAACAGGGTAAGCATATCCACAAACCCACTCCTCGGTTGGGTTGTCCGACACTTTAGCAAGGGACGCATTAGTAGTCGCGAACGGCCACTCAAAATCTTCAAACAGACCTCGCAACACTTGGTCGTAGTAAACCTTACAAGACAATGCCTCGGTGGTAGAATCTTGATCGATGTTTGTAATTGGTGCACCTCTTAGTGATAGAATTGCGCGGTTGCAAAGGTCTGTTTTAGTGGCCACTCTCGTTTAGTCTCCTTTTTTTTTCTTAGCTTGCTTTTTAGCTGCTTTCTTAGCTGGTTTTTCCGTTTCATCAGCTGCTGGTTTTACAACCGGCAAGGCTGAAGCCTCGCCGATTTTTTGCATCCAGCGGTCTGAAAAAAGCTGCTCAGCAACCTCAAATTCTTCGCCTGGCATAACCGTTCGGTTGTATATCCAGCCTTTTTGAGTCGCCTTAACATTCCAGACTTTCATGTTAGATGCTCGTTACTGCTGCTGGGTACCCAGGCCCACTGTATTGATCTAGGACCAAGTAAGCTGAAAAGTTGCCAGTTGTTAGGTTTCCGTTTGCTACGGTGTATTTAATACGGGCGTAACGCTCGTTAATTGTTCCTGGCGACAGCTTAATTTTTAACGATGTCCCAATCGCTGAACCCGCTGCAAACGTCCCAACTGTTTGGGTTGTAGCTGGTGAAGAAAAAGCCTCTACTGAGTCCGTTTCTACCGTTACCGTTATGGTCGAATCACTGCCTGCATCTGTCATTGCTGTTGTTACGTCAACCACAAGCATGATTGGTTCGCCAACGCCTAGATCACGGGCTGCACCAAAATCAATAACGTTTGTACTCGCACCGGTTGTCAAGTGCTGTGCCTTTACATCGAATTCTAATCCTGAATCTAAATAACCCATTTTTTTGCTCCTTATTTATTCAAATTACCTACGAAATAGCGGCTTCTGTTGTGATTAAAGCGTCTGTTTGGTGAATTGGAATTCCTCTAAAAACTGGAATTTCTTCACCAGAAAAGTTTTTGTAGGTCAAACCGCCACCAGCCTTAACGTTAGAGTAGGCCTGGTTTTCAAGGTATCCGACCATTTCTCGATTCATGTAAAAATAGCAGTTTCCTTTTGATTTGTTCTCAATCGCGCGAGTCGCTTTGCCCATTAGCTGGATCAAATCAGCTGCGTTGGAACCTGTCTCTAGGTTTGACACATCAAGGTTGCAGATGCGTGCCGCTTGTCGCCAATCTTCAACTACTAACCCGTGTTTCCATTTGAAAATGTCAACGTAAGCTTCATACTTGTTTCCAGAAGCGTCTGTTACGTCCTCAGCTGCTTGTCTTGCAGTGTGCTCGATTCCTGCTTTAGATCCTTGAGGGAAAACTCCAGATACGCCACCAGACGCTGACCAACAGACAAGCCAAATGCTGGCGTTGTCCGAACCAGCGCCACCACCGTTGATTACGTTTCTAGAGCTGCTTGCTCCGCTAAGTGAGTTGTATCGAATGCCCAATCCGTTAAACTCTTCGGGGCTTCCGTTTGTTTCTCCATAAAACATGTTATGCTCAACCTTTTGACGCATCGCTTCGATGAATGGGGCGGCTTGTTGCAATCGGTATTCGGCCGTGTTTCCATTCAGAGAAGCCAAGTCCACATCGAGCTCACCACGACCCTCAAGCATTGCTGTTTCTTCTGTCACCTGAGCGGTGGTCTGTTTAGAAGTCGGGGTACCTTGCCCAATTTTGCGGTAGTAAACATCCGGTAAGCCGGTTCGCTGTGTGTATTGGTGGCCCGTATGCAAGTTCCCTTCAACAAATGTAGCGTCATCGATTAACGTGTTCCGCATTGAAAGCAGTTCAACAACAGCTGCTACGCTTCCATCTGGGTCTTGAGCCTTTGCCCAATCAGCCAACGTTAAATTTCTATTTCCTATAGTTGCCATTTCCTTTTCTCCTTTGCTATTAGCTCATGTGTGGATACATTTTCTTCATGTGTGGATACATCTTCTCTGCCAGTGTTAACTCCCGTTTTGCTGGCTTGTTCGAATCAAGCGTGTCGTCTGCCATAGATCGGCCAATTTTTGAAAAGATTCTTATTATTTCGGGATGATTACCAAAACCCGTGCTTTCTAACGCTTCGGCAAATTTGTCTGATCCAAAACGCTCCAACGCTCGTTTGGCATAGATAACGCTTTGGTCCAGAGAGTCACCCCCAATCTCTTTGTCCTTTTCTGCCTCAGCCTTCCAATCTTCAACGGTCTGCTTGTATTCGTCCTGGACTTTATCTTTGTAACTCGATACCAATTTTTGATCTCTATCAAGCAATGCTTGCGCTTGCTCGTTTGTAAAGTTATTTTGCTTTGCAAATTCAACAACGCTCGCATGATGGTCTTCACCTTGAATCAACGAATCTTTTGCAAACTTTAGCTCGTACTCTTCGGGTACGGCTTTCTCTTCGGCTTTCTCTTCGGCTTTCTCTTCGGGCTTTGACTCGCCGCTTTCTTCGCTTTTTTCATTTACGCTCTCCTGTTCTTGTCCCAACAAAGTGGCCTCTCTGCTACTATCCTGATCGGTGGGGGTAGCTTCTTGCTCGACAACTTGTTCCTCTGTTCCTTTTTCTTCTACCATAAATTGACTCCTGCTTCTTTTCCTTCTTTTACCATTAGCTCAAACTCGTCTTTACAAACCTCCTTGATTTCCTTGTACACTTTCAAACCGACTTCTCTTTTCCCTTCTAAAAAAAATGTACGCGAATTGCCAGTGAACACCGAACCGAAAATATTGCACTCTTTTAAAACGTTCAGCATGTACCGGCGTGCCTCTTTCGTGCCCATGACAGCTTGAACGCCTTTTTCAAACGAGATTTTGTCAATCTGCTCGCGTTGCTTTATTTCAGCAAGCTCTTTATCAGTTGTTTCGCTGTTTATAAAACTCATTACACCACCTGCCCTGCGTTTGCTTGTTGCAACAACTGATTTAACCCACTGTTTTTGTCCATATCCGTCTCGGATAACGCCTTAGCCGTTTGCGCCTGCTGCGCCATTGATTCAGCCATGGCTTGCTGTTGCTGGGCTTGCTCCCTAGATGCGCGGATAGCTTCGACATCGTCCTCGCTTCTCATGATTTTAGGTGTCACACCAACAACATCTGCATACTCCTCAATTAGCTTGTCAGTGTCTATCTTGTCTAACACATCTGGGGCAAATGAAGAAACCTCACCAGTGTATCTGGACACTCGATCAATACCCGCCAAAGATGCTATCTTTTGAGCTTGCGCCATGACTGATACGTATTCTATTTTCAGTTTTTGCCCTTGGAACTCTTCTGGTGGTCGCTCGATTAACCCCTGATTCAACATTATTTCAAAAGTGATCTCTATCAACGGCGTCAACACATCAAAATCCAATTGTTCGAAAACCGGACCAAGTGCCAGTAACTTTTCCTCGTGCCGCTCCTCAATCTCTCTTGCCGTTATCTGTCTTCGGTCGCTATTGGCCATCATCAAAAACAAGTCCACGAAATATGCTTTGTTAATGCGATCCTCATGCCGTTGAATATCATCCAGTATCGGGGGAATATTTAGCTGGACGTTGTAAAGAGGCCGAACGCCCCCTTGCGCCATAGTTTCGGGCGAAACATAGGTAATGCCCTGTACTCCTCTGGCTGTTCCTGCCAAAGGACGCGCATCAATGGTCGTAACATCGGTGGATGCCATCATGGCGGGGTTGATTTCCTGATCCAATGCATTCCAAACCTTTTTTTGGCGATGCTGCAAACTCTTTACATCTCCAATGCACACACGGCCCGGACACGAAACGGGGTAAACATCTTCGCCGGAAACCTCCCATCGGTGACACAAAACACGGAATCGATCCATGCCGGTCTCCAGCAAGAAACCTTGAGCATCAGTAGCTCCCTTTTCGTAGTACAGCGAGCTGTACCGCTTGTATTTTGGGTCTATCTTGTCGGGGTCATGGTCTACGTTGGGCATTATGTGGTGGCAAACAACGACTTGCACATCTAGCTTTCCAGTTTGATAACTTGATTTTGCTCTGTCTGAAAACGCCTCTGGGTTCACAAGGTTGTCGTTCTCGTCAAACTTACCGAACCGATCAAAAAGCTGTCTAATTGTGTAGGTGATCTCTCTATAAAGCACATCAATAACCCCTTTTTTGTTGGTCGCAACCGCATAACTGCCGATTGGTAACTCGGCGCAATGGATTACACTTTCTAAATCCTCCTCCACAACCATTGCCCCAATCCCAAACGTACCCCCCACCTTATACAAACTTGGCAACACTTGGTAAAGGTTTGATCCGGCGAACACAGCGTACATCCTTTTGGTCGACTCGTCCAGCCACTCTTGGCCGTCTTGAGATAGAGTCTTGTTGCCTGAAAATGGGGAGCCCAACTTGAACCACGGGCGTGATGGGGAAGTAACCCCTGACATCATACCAGCTTGCAAAGTATTAGCTGCCATAGTGGCAACGTTGTTCATAATCAATTCGTCTTTACGCTCACCTTTGTTTCTGCCGTCCTCCTCCCCCAAAAACTTGGGCGAATAAGGTAAAATATGTTCAGCTATAGTCTTCCAAACAGTATCGTGGCTCTCGCGTTCGGCCAACATCTCGGCTGCAACAAGCTTTAATTGTTTAATTTTAGAAAGTTTAATTCTTTTCATTTTATTGGCCCAGGAGCGTTTTGAGCTGCGTGTTGGTTTTTTCATCGGACAAACCCCTACCACCCGTTAGCATTGTGGAACGGCTTCCTGTCAGCAAAGTTGACCGTTGCCTTGAGCGCGCCTGATTCCTTTCTAAGGTTGCTTTTTCCAAACGCCGTTCGTTTTCCCGCCGATTTTTAGCCTCATTTTCTAAACGCTTAGCATCCCTTTCTGCCTTTTTGTTCGCCTTGTCGATCGCCAACCGCTGCTGCTCGCCCTGATGGACCTGCAACCCCAACAAAGCACCGCCTCCAACAACCGCTGCCGTTGCACCCATTACGAAACAGCCCCTATTCGCTTTCCATAAACTTTATCGATAAGCTCATATCCCTGACGTTCTAGAAGCGGTGAAAAATCGTGTTTTGCCTTGACGTGGTGGTAGACCACATCAACCCCCTTCAATTTCAGCATTTCATCACAATATTTAATGAACTCAGAACCAAACCCCCGCTTGTCTTTTTGGATAAACAAGACATCTTGCACGGCTTGTAAAGACTGGCTGTAATGCAGATTTGTTTTGACTATGAACACCGCGTAGCCAACGATTGCACCGCTTTGACTGGCTGTAAAGATTTTTAGAAACCCAGCTTTTGCCAAACCCCTGTAGGCCTCAACATCAATGCTTAAACCAATATTCTTGTAATGCGCAATCTCAGAATAGTGCTGATCAAACAAACTAGCCATAGTTTGCATGAAATCATTGAAAGCCGCGTCCTCAATTTTTTCTTTGAACGCGTTGGCTTCCCCGTTTGCGTAGTCATAAAAAATGCACTCGTCAAAAACTATATGCGTACCCATTGCCCACATGGTACGTCAAGTAAAAAAAAACTCAAATAGACAAGTTGTCGTGTGTTACGTTTTGGGGCCTCGCTTGTTAAGCATTGCGATAAGTGGGTTTGGTTCTGACTCCATGGATTTTATCCATCGCAGAAGCCTTACCCTCCTTTCATTTTGAGCATCTACCAGCTCATCACTATCGTAAACCCCATTCTTAATGTTTAGTGCTAATGCCCTTGCTCGCGCAAATTCATAAGAACTATTAGAAACAGGGCCGATTTTTTCAATCTCCAGCCACTCCCTTAAAGTCTTTTTAGTCTTTTTAGTCATTTTTACTCTCCTTGCTCGCTTCCCAAGCCTCTGTGATCTTCTGGCGCAACCAAGCGGTTCGGGACTGAAAGTTCTCGTGACGCAAAGTCTCTAAACGATCCATGTCGCGGTCGTGCAGCATAATAACTAGTCTGTTATTAGCCGTTCGATTTTTCTCTTTTTTATTCTTCATTTTTTATATTATACCAAAGTAAAGATTTTATGTCAACACAAATTTACATTTGTTGAACTGGGGTTGTAACTAGTGTGTGCATAGGTGTTGACATTTGTTTTAACGTTGTTGTACAATATGTGGTGTAGCTAAAGCAACAGGCTTTTAATGTTTTATTGTATTTTAATGTGGTTTTATTTTAAGGATAGGAGAAGAAAAAATGGCGTATATTTCGCAAGAAAAAAAGAAAGCAATATTGGAATCTGTAAAAAAGCTGGTAAAGCAACATGATCCGGCCATTAGAGTGACCGCATCCGTTCGAGATTGTTGCAAGTTAAGGGTACGTTTGAAAAGTGATAGGCTGTTAAGCGAACAGCAGGCCTATAATGATGCTTATTGTACCCAAAAAATTCATTGGCGGAGGAATCAAGTGTTGCATTTCCCCGACACACTAAACCCAAAAACACTAGACTTGTACAAACAGATCAAAAATGCAATTCATACTGTTGGCGAGTATTACAACAATTCGGATCCTATGTTCGATTACTTTGACTATGCCTTCTATTACGATTGTGTTGTTGCGTAGGCAAATTGGAGGATTAAAAAATGAATAAACAAGCAGGATGGGTTGGAGTTAAATTCGATAGTGACAAACAAAAGATATATTACACACGCTCTGGTAAACTAGTAGCTGTAAGTTGCTTAGTAACAGGCGTTTTGAGCGCGGTTTAAGATAGGAGGAAAAAACAAAATGTTGAATTACATAAAAACTTTTAAATGCGGGGACACCGCGGAAAGGCGTTTTATTGCTGATGTTGAAAAAGGGAACCATGGGCATGTATTAAGCGTGTTGGTCGATCATGAATCCGAAACATTGTATTATCAAGTTGAGTATGAGTGCCAAAATTCGATCAGGGACGATTTGAATGAGTTGTACGCGAATGAACTGGATTGTGTTGACACGGGCAAGAAACGTGAATTAACTGGCTATTTTGATGAGGAAAAAAGACTGTCAAGGTTTCAAGTAGAGGATGAGTAATGGATTTAGAGTATAGATACCGTATTAGTAAAACCCCTCGTGGGTATGATCCCTCGTTAGATTTGTATTGCGTCGAGGTGGAAAAGCTCGAAATTTTTTAAATTAAATTAACAGGAGTGAGAAAAATGAAAAAACAAGAAATGATTGAGTTGTTAAAAACAGACGTTCCAAAATGGAACGCGTGGCGCGAAGAAAACCCCGAAGCAAAGATTGATTTGTCGGGCGTAGACTTTAGACGCGCAAATCTTGTGCGCGCAGACCTTAGAGGCGCAGACCTTAGGCATGCAGATTTTAGGAGTGCAGACCTTGAATATGCAGATTTTAGGGAGGCAGATATTAAGCGTTCAAATTTTAATTACGCAAACCTTAAGGGTTCAAACTTTAGTTACGCAGACCTTAGGGGCGCAGAACTTGGAGATGCCACCCTTAGGCACGCAAACCTTAGACGCGCAGTCCTTTATGCAGCAGACCTTAGTTATGCAGACCTTAGCAACGCAGACCTTTCTAACGCAGACCTTAGAGACGCAGACTTCAGTTATATAGATCAACTAGAAATGCTCGAAATTTTTTAAAGTGAATTAAGCAGGAGTGAGAAAAATGAAAAAACAAGAAATGATTGAGTTGTTAAAAACAGACGTACCGGAATGGAACGCGTTTCGCGAAGAAAACCCCGAAGCAAAGATTGATTTATCGGGCGCAGAGCTTACTGGCGCAGTTCTTTATGCAGCAAACCTTAGACGCGCAGACCTTAGGCACGCAAACCTTAGGGAAGCAGACCTTAGGGGCGCAGACCTTAGGGGCGCAGACCTTAGCAACGCAGACCTTAGGGAAGCATCCCTTAGGTACGCAGACCTTAGGGGCGCAGACCTTAGGCACGCAAACCTTAGGGAAGCATCCCTTTTGGGCGCAGACCTTAGGGGCGCAGACCTTAGAGATGCCACCCTTAGGTACGCAGACCTTAATTGCGCAGACCTTAGCAACGCAGACCTTAGAGGGGCAGTCCTTAATTGCGCGGAACGCGATTAATCATACATCCCAGTGAATGGTGTTGGGTTCACTGGGGATCTTACAATAACATCAGCGTAGGTGGGATCACCCACGGTAACGCTGTCGTTTGGGTTTTTGTTACTAAATGGGTTGTAGGGCTTGGTGTGGTCATATTCCGGCCAAACAACCTCAACCCTATCTTGTTGAGAACACTGTGAGATGATCATGATCAATAGAATGATTAAAAATATAAAATAAACTATTGTTAATATACTTTTCATCTTTCAATACCCTTTAAAATGTGGCAAATAACATCTACTGTCCAACCATTACCCAGCATTTTATATCGTTGAGTATTGGATACACCTTCCGTGTAATTATCCGGCGCGGTTTGTAGCCGTTCGTATTCTAATGGAGTCAACCTTCTCAATAAACCGTCTACATAAACTTGCTTTGGTTGTTTATAGTCTGTTGCTATGAGTGTTGCTATCTTATTATTAATACCGTAAACCCTATACCTGTCTCCTCTCTTCCCATCTAGGGCCGTAGTGCCAATAACTAATCTGGTTCCATTATCTTTATGGGTTAATTTAAGGCGATTTTGTAATGTTTCTGATAATCTACCCCCCTTCACCAACGGTAACTCCATTTGTCTGGCTCCCTTTATAGCAGGTTTCAGATAGAAAACTAGTAACACTTGGATCCAATATGTCTTTTAATGCCAGTCCTTTGTCTTCTGGTTGGCCGGCAACAGGCAAGTTAGTCCAGTAATACCTTTGCCTGTTTTGCGCACTAACTAACGCACTGTTAATTAAGATAGGCTCGACCCCCACTAAATCTGTAATCGCATCAAGATATTCTTTTTTCATGCGCACATTTTCGAGTAAAAAGTATTTTGGTTTAACCTCTTTCAACAGCCTAACAAACTCGAAAAATAAAGCCGATCGTGGGTCGTCAAATGCTAGTTGTTTACCTGCAAAGCTGAACCCTTGGCATGGCGAACCAGCCAGAACTAAATCAATGCTTGGTAAATCTTCACCCTTTATGTTTTTAATATCGCCTAACTGTATAGTGTTTGGGTAGTTTTTCTGTGTAACCTTAATGGCGTACTTGTCAATCTCACTTGCATAATAATTTTCTACTTTTATGCCTAGGCGGTCTAGCGCAATTTGGCCGCAACTCATACCGTCAAATAGGCTTAATACATTCAATTAGCACTCCCTATCCCTCTCCACCCTCTCCAATGCAGTACTTAGCTTGTCGGCCAATGACAAGTTTGCATCAACCTCAACTTTGGACGAGAACCCCCCAAGGTGCTGCCCAATAGCTTTGATTGCGTTGTATTTTGAGTACAGCTTAATCTTTGTTTTGGTAACAGCTGCTTTTTTGACCTT